AATTGAAACGACAGAACGGGAAATGAAGAATGGAAAATGCGTGTGATTCAGGGTTGCCATTTGGATTGTGGCTTTTGCTCGCCCCATTAATTTTTGCGCTTTGGATGATGGCGGCGGGTTTGGCCATAATTGGTTGGCGTCTCTTTATTGATCCGGGGATGGGTGATGGCAAAATCAGATAAACACAAATTCTCACGGGAGCGTGAGTTGGAATATGCGACGCCTTTATGCGTTGAAATTTCAAAATTGGTCTCTGAAATGCTGAAAAACGCACCGAAAAAAGACAAGGAATTGGCGCTCTTTGTTTCGGGAAGAGCGTTGGGCATTTTGTGGATACGTTACATGCAAATGATTGGGATCGGCCCTGACATAGCTTTTGGCATGTTGCGACAGATGTGGATCAACATGGAGCAAACCGATCTTGACGAGGCAACGGGGAGGACAATGCAATGACAAACGAGGAAGAGATCAACAAGATGGTGTATGATCAGAATATTCCATCGGCGACCATGATCGCATATGTGCGCGGGGTCTACGACGACTTGAACCGGATTGCTGAGGAAAGGGATGAACGTGCCGAGACCATCGCCACTCTCACCGAACAATGACCCTGTTATCATGGCGGCGACATATGAGCGCCGTGAGTGGGATCATTACGAGACTGAAGAGTGGGTTACTGAGGTATTGCTGAGGCACGAATCCTTCAGCAAGGTCTGGGAACCCGCAGTAGGCAAAGGCAAAATGGCCAATGTCTTTAAAAAACATGGGGTGGATGTCTATGGGTCTGACATATTGGACTACGGATTCGGTTACGACATCGCGGACTTTTTGCTTGCTTGGGGAAACCCTGACCAACGCGACATTGTCACCAACCCGCCATTTGCCGAGGATTTGGCAGATCAATTCATTGAACACGCGCTGCTACTCACTCGACCGTTTGGCGGCAGGGTCGCGATGCTTCTCAGGAACGAGTTTGACTGCGCCGCTGGCCGCTCTCACTTATTCGGGGACAAACCATTCGCCTGCAAGATTGTACTGACACGCAGGCCAAGATGGGTAGACGGCACGACAGGATCACCCCGGCATAATTATGCTTGGTATATTTGGAATTGGTCTTTGGACAAAGAACCGACCATAATTTACGATAAATGAGCCAAGTAAAAGGCTTTGACCTTATGCTCAAAGTGGGAATAAGTTTGGCTTATGAAACTGGCAAATCCATAATGGATAACAATATGTTATGTTATGACATTACATCGGGACTTTTTCGGGGCTGACATGGCTAAGAAGAAAATGGGCAGACCGCCTCATGTGCCGAATGATGCGACAAGGCGCGCGGTAGAAATACTAGCCGCGTCTGGCCTGTATCAGTATCAGATTGCGGCTCAGATGAAGCTAGATGAGGATACTCTGCTCAAATACTACGACTATGAACTTACCTGTGGTTGGGCGACGAATATGAAGCGGGCCACGGATATTCTCGTGAAGCGCATGGAGGCTGACGGCGACGAGGCGCTAGAAGCGGCCAAGTTCTTTCTTGCTCGGCGAGGCAAAGGATTGTGGTCGGATCAGAAGAATGTCGAAGTGTCCGGCCCGAATGGTGGCGGCATACCGCTTCTGACCGTGGATTTGGACCGTCTGCATATTGATGATCTGGAGGCTTTAGACGAAATATTGTCGCCAATTATGATTGAAGGCGAGGTCGTCGATGCAGACGCAGACGCTGAGGACTGAATACCAACGCGCCGCCAGAGCGCAGGCAATCAAGAATAAGTTTTCGCCGAAGAAGTTGGCGGCGCTTAAAGCGCAGATGCCGCATTTGAAGGCTGAGAAAAGCCTGTATCACTTTGCCGAGCAAGCATGGTCAACCATTGATCCGGCGCCATTCGTCGGTGGCGGCTTTGCCATGCAAGCGGTGTGCGATCATCTTGAGGCATGTGCCAACGGATATATCCGCAACCTGATCATCAACATTCCGCCGCGCTTCTCCAAGTCTACATTGTGCGGTGTGCTGTTTCCGGCATGGGTCTGGACGCAACGGTCCAACCTACCGACCAAGGGAAACGGTGTGCAGTTTCTGCATGCCTCATATAGCCAGACCCTCGCCTTGCAAGACAGCTTGAAATGCCGCCGCCTCGTCGAATCGGAGTGGTATCAAAACCAATGGGGCGACCGCGTTAAAATTACGAGCGACCAGAACACTAAGAGCATGTTCGACCTGTCCTCTGGCGGCAGACGCAACACCGTATCGGTCGGCGGCTCCACAACTGGTATGGGTGGCAACTATCTCATAGCGGACGACCCCAACAACGCCCGTGAAAGCAATTCAGAAGCCGTGCTGCTGTCGACCCTTGGATGGTGGGATATGGCATGGTCCACCCGTCTTAATGACCCAAAGACTGGGATCAAGATCGTCATTCAACAGCGGCTCAATGACCGAGATGTTACTGGCCACATCCTGACCAAGGACATCGGCAACTGGACGCATCTCATGCTTCCCATGCGCTTTGAGCCAGAGCGCCGCTTCTGGACATGCCTTGTGCCGCCAGAGATGACTGAGGATGGCGAGGGCGAATACTGGACCGATCCACGCGAGAAGGAAGGCGATCTGCTCTGGCCGGAACGCTTCGCGGAAGAGCAGGTGACGGAACTGGAAAAGACGCTTGGTCCATACGGTGCGGCGGGTCAGTTGCAACAGCGACCACAGCCAGCGGGTGGCGGCATCATCAAGCGCCAATGGTGGGAGCCGTATAGCAAGAGCCAATTCCCATCTATGTCGATCAATGTCGGATCGGTCGATCTGGCCTACACGACCAAAAAGGAGAACGACTTTTCAGCCATGACCACATGGGGGATCTGGGCCGACGATGGCGATGTGTCGGCATATGTCTCACGCGACATTGCGGGCCGAATCATCCGCGAGGTGAAGGCCGAGCAAAAAGCCGACGTGCCGAAGATCATGCTGACCGATGCGTGGCGTGATCGCCTTGAGTTTCACGATCTTGTCAACAAGATAATCCTCACCGCCAGAGAGCGCCGTCTCGACATCCTCCTGATTGAAGCCAAAGGCCCCGGCATCTCAGTGGCGCAAGAAATCAGACGCATCTGCGGCATGGAGGAGTTTCAGGTCATCGAAGTGAACCCACGTGATCTGGACAAGGTTGCCCGCATGCACTCCATCGTCCATCTGTTCGCCGAAGGTCTGATCCACGCACCGACGCAACCGACTGATCCTGACCTGTTCCGGTCGTGGGCTGACATGGTGATCACGGAACTCGAAGCATTTCCCAAAGGCTTGCATGACGACTTGTGCGACACCGTCTCACAGGCGCTGAACTACATGCGCCAACGCGGCATGATCCAACGCGGTGTGGAACGCTCATTTGAATTGGCCGAGAGCCAAAGATTTACGGGGAATACTGGATCAATTCCGCTTTATCCTGTTTGACCTGTTGACGCGATCTATTATGTTGACATTGAGAAGGGAGGTCGCATGTCTTATAAAATCGTCAGTAATGTCCCATTACCAGAGCCGACACGGAACGCTTACCCATTCCATGAGATGGATGTGGGCGACAGCTTTCTTGTGCCGTTTGAGAATGTGAAGAATGTGAACATCGTCCGGTCCGCAGCAAGTCAATTCTGGCGGCGGCATGGCACGGCAAAGTTTACCGTGACGACAGAAAAGAAGGGCTATCGCGTATATCGCATTACCTGAAACCATATGCATGATGAAAGGGAAGTCACATGCTTGATAAAACAAGTAAAGCAGAAGTCGTAACCATATCCGCACCGCGGATTATGACGGCGGAATTTAAACTGATTGGCACAGCGCCATTTGTTCAGGCCCGTTTCTCTGAAAAAGCCAAAAACATGATGATGGCCAAGATGGCGGCAGGCAGCACCGCCAAGGGCAAGAAGGTTCGCGATGCGCGCGACTTTGATCAGGACTGCCAAGATGCATTGCACATCGGCGTCGATGGCAAGAACGGCGTCCCCGCCGGAGCATTCCGCAATGCCATGATCTCTGCATGTCGGTTGGTCGGCTACAAGATGACTATTGCCAAGCTGTCGATCTTTGTTGATGCGGACACGTTTGACCGCGTCGATGGCGTCCCTCTCGTCCATTTGAATGGCACATGGGAACGCATGGACATGCACACACGCAACGCAACAGGCGTGGTTGACATCCGTGTGCGTCCGATGTGGCGCGAGTGGAATATCAATCTGCGCGTCAAGTATGATGCGGATCAATTCACGTTGTCTGATGTCAGCAACTTGTTGATGCGCGCAGGCATGCAAGTCGGCCTTGGCGAAGGTCGGCCAGACAGCAAGTCATCCAATGGTTTGGGCTTCGGCACATTCATCATTGAGGAACACAAATGATAATTGACGCGATCAAGGAAGAACTTGAAACGCTGATCGTCGATGGCGCGCTCTTACCGGAGCGCGTTGTTGAGGCGGCGCGTAATCCCAACTCAAGCATGCATGATCAATTTGATTGGGATGATTCGGTAGCGGCACACGAGCATCGGCTGTCTCAGGCTCGTGCGCTGATCAAGCGAGTGAAGGTCAATGTGATCAGGGGCGACAATGAAGTTGTCAAAGTCTCATCCTTCATGCGCTCGCCAGAGGGTAAAGGCTATGAGCAAACACAAAAGGTGCTGGTCAACTACGCCGGACATCTGAATGTGATCCTCATCACCCTGACCACATGCGCGACGATGCTACGCAATCTCGCGGCACCCGAAGTTGATGGGGTGATTGCTGAGATTGAAACCGTCAAAGCTGAACTCTTGGCGGCGAAAGAGACAGCGGCATAGCAGGCAGCGCATGGCTCTAATTGGCAAGTCACGGCATGGTGGCGTTTGGCAAGGCATAGCAGGCGTTGATAGGCATGGTGTGACGAGGCATGGCGCGGTTGGGCAATGCAGGCTTGGAATCGCACGGCGTGAAGGGGCGGGGTCTGGCACGGTTACGCTTTGCAATGCAAGGCAGGCGGGGCATGACCATGCAGGGTAAGACTAGGCGTGACAAAGCAAGGCAGGTCAGGCATTGCTGGGCAACGTAAGGCGTGGACAGGTAAGGATCAGCAAGGCAGGCTAGGTGAGTCGCGGTGAGGCACGGTATGGATCGGCTTGTTGTTACAAGGCAGGCAAGACGATGCGTCGCGAGACAGGGAACGACGAGGTAAGGCAAGTCAAGGCAGGCAAGGTCGGAAAGACTAGGCAGGGTCCGGTCTGGCATGGCAGGCGAGGCGAGCCGTGGCAATGTAAGGTAAGGCGAGACAGGGCAATGCAGGCGAGGTCGGCCCCGAATGGCACGTATGGGCAAGGTAATGCAGGCGTAGCAGGCAGACAAAGGTGAGGGGGATTGATATGGTTAATGCATGTCAGGATTTGCGAGCAAACGTATTATGAACCTTCACCGCCACTGCGATCCGGTGACGATGGATCACATCATCCAACTGCGTAAAGAATTGAGGGAAACACAACGCCAGCGCGATAACGCAGTTAACAGATGTGTTGCACTTGACAAATTGGTATGGGACTTACGGTCCAAATTAATGTTTCTGCCAGAAGGCAAACCCAATGACGACGAAGAAAGAAACTGCTGACATAGTTGAAAGATTGAGATCACAAATGACTGAAGAAGAACTGCGTCGTGAAAATGAGCAACTCCGCACAATCATTGAATTACGCAAACAGGTTGATGCTTTAGAATTAGATTTGAATATAGCGCATTCTAAGATTGGCAGCTATAGACAACTATTTAATGAAATGATCAGTTGGCGACATCAATACATCAATCTTGAATCAGACTTTGTTCGTGGCGTTTTGTATTTTCTTGGTAGTTGGACAGATCGCGCAAAATTTTTTTTGCGTACACTAAGTGACGAAAAAGAATTTGAGGCGCACATTGACTACATAAATCAACAAGAAGAAAATTTAAGAAATGCTTTGAGGGCAAAAAAAGAAGCAAATGAAGCGATGAAGAATCGCAAAATTAAAAAAGTAGGAACAATTGCATGAGACGTCTTGGTGTCGCCGTCATGATGATTGTGTCAACTCCTGCTCTGACAGTAAAGTCATCTCTTAATATCACGACGGTCCCGCCTAGCGGAACCCGATTTATTGCGTTTACGAATAATCTTGACGAAATATTAAGATCAAGCCTATCTTGAAGAAAGATGGCCTCGGCGAGACTTGCTCAAACCGAGGCCCATCTGAACCGAATAATTGCTTTGACGGGCGATTGGTTCAGACACCAAGGAGCATACACGGACATCAGCGTTTCGTAAAGTGTGCCACGGTTAAGTCTGTCCACCCCCTCCACAGCGACTGATTCGGCTTCTGGTTAAAACGGGAGCATCCGGCGGTCGGTTAACGGCGGCGCACCAGAAGTGGGGATACCGTGGGAATGTGTCCATATCCCAACCGCAGCCCGAAGGCGTGAAGCGGGGACACTGGAGGCGGGGTTTGCCTTCAAGAAGTCGCATGCCTGTCATTGGTCACCCCCTGAACCGATGGCCCTCTGAGCGACGGCGGCTCCGCTGATCACGCAGTTGACGGGACCACCTCACCGTAAAACGTGGGGAATGGTCACCCTTGCCTCCTCGCTCAGGCTCACCACTGATCACAAGGGGTCAGTATTATATAACATATATGGCGGCGGCGGGTTTTGTGCGGTGCAATAAATTCTTAAATTTGATCCTCTGGCGGCAATGACGTATAGTCTGCAAACAATTATGAGGGCAACCACATGCCACTAACTCCCGGCCTAAATCCATCAATTCGTCTAGAGGACGAGCAACAAGCCGCTCCTATACAAGGTATGGATGTTCAAGTTGAGATGGTAGAAGATGGCGAAGACCGCCCTGATGTAGACATGGATGGCAATATCCTTCGCATTGAGCATCCTGATGGCACAATCAGCGTCTCATTGGACGGAAAACCGATTGAAGAAGCCAGCCGCAACGGTCCAGAGGGTTGGTTTGCCAATCTTGCCGAAGACTTGGACGATAATGAACTTGGTAGCATTTCAGAAGAGTTGCTGCGTGGCATTGATAATGACCTAATGAGTCGCGAGGAGTGGATACAGGACCGCGCACAGGGCTTGAAACTGCTCGGCCTTAAGGTTGAAATACCCGGTCTTCAAGGAACGCCAGACGGCGCGCCCGTGGAAGGCATGAGCAAGGTCCGCCATCCGCTCCTGTTGGAGGCGGTTTTGCGATTTCAGGCCAATGCTCGCTCGGAATTGCTCCCCGTTGATGGTCCGGTGAAAGTCCGCGACGACTCGACCGAAGGCTCACCAGACCGTGACAAACTGGCTGACGCCCTCGAAATTGACATGAACCACTATCTGACGGTCACAGACAAAGCCTATTATCCTGACACCGACCGCATGTTATTTATGCTTGGCTTTGGCGGCACGGCGTTCAAAAAAATATACTTCTGCCCCCTCCGCAATCGTCCGGTGTCAGAATCAATCGACGCTGACGATCTGATTGTTAACAATGCCGCGACGAGTTTAGACACCGCGCGTCGTATCACGCACCGCATTTACATGCGTCCGTCCGTGGTCAAGCGCATGCAGATTATTGGCGCATACAAAGACATAGAATTGTCCACCGCCAAGGCTCCAAATCTCGACGCTGTGCAAGAAGAAAAGAAGGCACAGCAAGGCGTTCAGATGCAAAACGCCAATCCTGAAGACAATGACCGTGAAATCTATGAATGCTACTGCGAGTTGGACCTCAAAGGCTATGAGCATGAGTTGAACGGCAAGAAAACTGGCCTTGAAGTACCATATCGCGTTACGATTGACGTCTCTAGCCGCCAAATCTTGTCCGTTGTCCGAAATTACAATGAGGACACCAAGGGCTTGCCGGAGTCTCGCATCAATTTCGTCAAGTTCACCTTTGTTCCCGGCATGGGCTTCTACGACATCGGCCTTCTCAACATTCTCGGTAACACCACAAACGCGGTAACAGCGGCGTGGCGCGAGTTGTTAGATGCGGGCATGTACGCAAACTTCCCCGGCTTTCTGTATTCCAAGCAATCTGGCCGACAGAACAGCAATATTTTCCGCGTTCCGCCGGGCGGCGGGGCGCAGATCGACACAGGTGGCGGTCCAATTCAGCAGTCGGTGATGCCATTGCCGTATAAAGAGCCGTCAGGGGCGCTCAACGTACTGTGTGAGCAGATGAGCCAATACGGCCAGCGGCTTGGCGGTACATCTGAAGTTGCGGTCGGTGAAGGCAGACAGGATGCTCCGGTCGGCACCACGATTGCATTGATTGAAAACGCAATTAAAGTGCTTAATGCGGTCCATAAGCGCCTTCATGCGGCACAGGCAGAGGAGTTTCAACTTCTTGTTGAGTGCTTTCGCGAGAACCCACAGTCATTCTGGGAACGCAATCGCAAGCCCGCTACGGGTTGGAGTGAGGACAAGTTTTTGGCGGCAGTGAACGACTTCTTGCTTGTCCCACAAGCTGATCCAAACACCTCGTCAAACACTCAGCGCATTATGAAGGTCGCGGCTTTGATCCAGATGGCCGCAAATGATCCGTCTGGCTTTAATCTTCAAGAGGTCCGCAAAGAGGCATTGACCGCCATTGGCTGGCCAAATGCAGACAAATTCCTTGCTTCGTCCATGCCGCCGATACCTAATCCTATTTATCAGGCCAAGGCATTGGACAGCCAAGCCAAGATGATCACGGCGCAAGCCAAGATGGCAGAAGCACAGCATAAAATCTCTGGCGGCGCGGCAGGTCAAGGCGCAAGTCAGGTAGAATTGCAGTTGGAAATCTTAAAGGAACAGAACAAG